GCCCAGCAGGCTTTGACAGCCGCACAATATAAGGTTGCGCAAACCAGCAGGGCAGAACAAAATGCTTTACAGCGCGAAGAAAATGAGGTAAACATACGGAATCAGCAGGAAGAAAGGCCCGTTATTCCAGCGGACCCGCGAGTAAATGCGTGGCTAGAGCGCAATTTATGGTTCGGGAAAAATCGCGTAATGACGGCTATGGCCCTAGGCCTGCATGAGGAAATGGTGGAAAAGCATGGGATGGCCTATGCAACCACGGATGAATACTACAACCGCATCGACAAGACCATGCGGTCAAAGTTCCCCGAGGAATTCACCGAAGAAACGCAGACTGGGGGCGGCAAGCCTAGTCGCAGCGCAAACAAACCTGCCACCGTGGTAGCTCCGGCTTCACGAAGCACAGCTCCCAAAAAGGTTGTGTTGACGGAGACACAAGTGCGCCTTGCCAAGAAATTTGGCATCACGCCTGAGCAGTATGCTCGTGAGTACATGAAACTGGAGAACCAAAATGGCTGAGAATAGACTTGCACGCGAAGTACAAACCCGTAGCTCTTCTGAGCGCCCCAAACAATGGGTGCGTCCGGAGGCTTTGCCCCAGCCTGATAAACAGCCGGGGTATGCTTACAGGTGGATTAGGGTTGCAATGGTTGGACAGAGTGACGGTAAAAACGTCTCCTCCAAGTTCCGAGAGGGCTGGGAGCCTGTAGCAATCGAAGAGCAACCTCAATTCAAGCTGCTAGTTGATCCCAATAGTCGATTCAAAGACAATATTGAGATCGCAGGTTTGTTGCTCTGCAAGATGCCCGTGGACTTCGTGGAACAGCGGACGGCATATTTTGCCAAGGCTACCAAGGACAACATGGACGCTGTGGACAACAATTTCTTGAGAGAGAGCGATGCGCGGATGCCACTCTTTAGGGAGCGGAAGTCTGCGACTAGCTTTGGCAAAGGCAATTAACTTTTAGGAGTCTTTAATGGCTTATCCCACCGTAGACGCCCCTTACGGGCTAAAGCCGATCAATCTGATCGGTGGTCAGGTGTTCGCCGGCGCAACTCGCCAGTTCCAGATTAACCCTGCCGGGTTTGCTGGAAACATCTTTTATGGAGATGTGGTGAAGCTTGTTTCGACGGGCTACCTGGAGAAAGATACTGGTCAAGCGACCGCTACCCCTGTTGGCATTTTCCTAGGTTGCTCCTATGTGAATGCTCAGGGTCAGACGATCTTTGCTCAGTACTACCCCACTGGTTACGCTGCCCCGACCGGGACGGTGATTTCCGCTTTCGTTGCAGATGATCCGGACGTTCTGTTTAAAGCAGTTCTCGTCTCTGGTCAGACTGAAGACGGAAACGGTTTGACCCCGACCTACCTGGGCCGTACCGTTATTGGCAGCAATGCCGAGCTGGTGCAAAACACTGGCCTGACCTCGACTGGTAACAGCCGCGTCGGTATTTATACCGCTGCTGGTGCTACCACCACTGCGTCTCTCCCGATTCGCATCGTTGATGTCGTGCCTGATACTGCCAATTCGTCTGGTCTGTTTGTGGAAGTGATCTGCAAGTGGAATGCTCCGTACGTGGTCTCTGCGACTACCGAATCCGGCGGCGTCTACACCACCACCAGCACTGTGACCGGCGGTCATCAGTATCTCAACCCCGTCGGTGTGTAAGGAGTAACTTAACATGGCTATTTCTCGTGCCCAGCTACTCAAAGAGCTGCTCCCTGGCCTCAACGCACTGTTTGGTCTTGAGTACAAGACCTACGGCGAAGAGCATAAGGAAATCTTTGAGACCGAGACCTCTGAGCGTTCGTTTGAAGAGGAAACCAAACTGTCTGGCTTCTCCGCCGCTCCGGTGAAGAACGAGGGCAGTGCGATTGCCTATGACAACGGCCAAGAGGCTTGGACCGCCCGCTATAACCACGAAACCATTGCCCTGGGTTTCAGCTTGACCGAAGAGGCCATCGAGGACAACCTCTATGACACTCTGTCGAGCCGTTACACCAAGGCCCTGGCCCGTGCTATGGCGTACACCAAGCAGACCAAGGCTGCTGCAGTTTTGAACAACGGCTTTTCGTCTACCTACCCAGGTGGAGATGGCGTCGAACTGTTCTCGACCGCACACCCGCTGGTCTCTGGCGGCACCAACTCCAACGAGCCGTCTACCCCTGCTGATCTGAACGAGACTTCCCTGGAAGCCGCCGTTATTCAGATCGCTGGCTGGACGGATGAGCGTGGTTTGCTGATTGCAGCTAAGCCTCGCAAGCTGATTGTTCCCCCGAGCCTCCAGTTCGTGGCGACCCGTCTGCTTGAGACCGAGCTGCGCGTTGGCACCAACGACAACGACATCAACGCTATTAAGAACAACGGTTCGATCCCGGAGGGTTACACTGTTAACCACTTCTTGACCGACACCGATGCGTGGTTCCTGACCACCGATGTTCCCAACGGCCTGAAGCACTTTATCCGTACTCCGCTTGCCACCTCTATGGATGGCGACTTTGATACGGGCAACGTCCGCTACAAGGCTCGCGAGCGTTATTCGTTCGGCTGGTCTGACCCCCTGGGCGCTTTCGGTTCGCCGGGAGCTTGATAGGGAATTAGTGGTGACAAACCATTAATTGAGACGGGGGCCTTGTGCCCCCGTTTCTTTTGCTGTATATTGAGATTAACCGGAGTTCCCGGTGTGTCAGACTGATCCGGCAGATGCGTACACAACTGACACGCTGATCTTTGTACGAAGGACAATTCAAATGGCTGTTTCAACCACCCAATCTATTTGGCGTTCTGGTGGCGGCGATCAGACGCGCACCGCTTATTGCGGCTCTGGTCTCATGGCCGCGCAGTTTTACATTGCTGACGCCTCCACCGTTGGCTCTACCAACGTCAAAATTTCTTCCGTTGCTGGCGCTCCCAACCTGATTCTTCCGGCAGGTGCTGTGGTTGTGGCCGTAGCCATCAATGACGCTGGCTCTGGTTCTATTGACCTGGGCACTACTGGCTATGATTCCGGCACTGCCACTGCGGCAAACATTGCAAACAACCTTTCGGTTGCTTCAATTGCCACGGTTACCGCTGGGGTTCTCAACAACCCCATCTCTGAAATGAGCTATGTCACTTCGCGTATTGACACTAGCGGCAGCGGTACGGTTGGCGGTTACCTGCTGTATTTCGTAGCAGATCCGTTGGTTGGCCAGCAAAGCGCCTAATTAGGAGCCCATCATGGGTATGCAATACGACGTTAAGTCGAAACACATGACCTCTTCGGGCGTGGCGGTTAACTACCGTACACGCGTCAAAGGGGCTATTGTGTCCGCGAACGCCACTGCGGCGGCGCGGCACACTGTGTTTGCAAACAATGTGACGCAAACGGGTACTTACGGGCGGTCTACGAACACTGTGACGGTGACTATCACCAATCACGGCCTCACTTCTGGTGACCGCGTTTGGCTGGACTTTTCTGCTGGCACAGGTGGTACGGCAACGGATAACGTCTACTCGGTTACGGTGTCGGATGCCAACACGTTTACGGTCACAGATTCCGCAACCGGGTCCATCACGGGATCTCCGGCGGTTGTTATGTATGCCGACCTCCTTTTGGAGGCCGACTCTTACAACCCGACGGCGTTTAACGTGATCATCCCTGGCGAGGGCATTTTGGCTGAGAACGGCATCTTTGTTGGTCTTGTTGCAAACGTAACAACCACTTTGTTCTATGGCTAAGACCGCAGCATGGCAGCGCAAGGAAGGCAAGAACCCCAAGGGCGGACTCAACGCCAAGGGGCGTGCCTCCTACAACAAAGCCAATCCAGGCAAGCCGGGGCTCAAACCACCGCAGCCACAAGGCGGAGCACGCCGCGACTCCTTCTGTGCCAGGATGTCTGGGATGAAGGCCAAGATGACCGGCGAAAAGGCCAAGAAAGACCCAAACAGCCGTATCAACAAGAGCCTGAGGGCATGGAATTGCTGACATGGATGTAACGCTGTGGAACGCTGCGCTCTCCCTTGTCTCCGCCCTGATTTTGTTCTGGGTGAAGATGTCCACGGACGAGATGAAGCGCATTCAGATTCTTCTCAACCGCACCCGAGAAGAGATTGCGAAGGAGTATGTCACCAAGCAGGAGGTGCATACGGACATCAATCGCGTCTTGGATCGGCTGGATCGGCTTGAGAGGAAGATTGATGACTTTATGAAGGAGCAGCGCAGTGCCCTCGGTTAGCAAGAAACAGCACAACTTGATGGCGATGGTGGCCAACAACCCCGCCGCTGCCAAGCGCGTAGGAATCCCCCAGTCTGTCGGCAAGGAGTTTATGAAGGCAGACAAGGGTAAGCGGTTTGGGTCTGGAAGCAGGGCTGATTTGCAGTCCGTCAACAGGTCTAAGACCAATCAAGGCAAGATGGAATTGTTTTCAGAAGGAGGCCGTATGGCTGAGTCTAAATCGATGATGAAGAAAGAAGTGTCTTTCATGAAGAAGAAAGGTGCTCCCAAGTCCATGATCAAGCATGAGATGGCTGAAGCCGGCATGAAGAAGATGGCTCGCGGCGGTCTTGCAGCTGGACACAAAGCCGCTGACGGCATTGCCAAAAAAGGCAAAACTGTTGGCAAGATGGTTGCCATGAAGTACGGCGGCAAGTGCTAACAAGGAGCTATCATGGGCATTAAGATTGGAGATGTTTCTCCACTCGCCGGCATGATGACCGGCAAAGGGGCTATGGGTAAACTTGCGGCCAAAGGTTTTGGCGGCATTTTGCCAGCTCTAATTGCTCGAGATGCAATTAAGGAGCGCCAAGCAGAAGCCGCTGCTAAGGCCGCGTCTGTTGGCAGTGTTGGAAACGTTGGTTCTACCGGCGCTGTCGCAAAGCCCATGAAGAATGGCGGAACAACAGGATCTACTATGAACAGAATCCGTAAACCCACAGAGAAAGAGGCTGCCAAGCTCGAGGAGTCTCGCCAGCTCATGCGCAAGGGCATCGAGGGAGAGCAGGACTTTATGTCCAAGATCTCTACGACGATGGCCAAGTCAGCACGGGATGACATGCGCGAAGCCAAAAGGATGCGCGAGTCCGTTCCTGAAAAGGCTCGGGAGTACGAGGCATACCAGGGCGCTGGCTACAAAGCTGGCGGCAAGGTTGGCTCGGCCTCTAAGCGTGCCGATGGTTGTGCCGTTCGTGGTAAGACCAAGGGCAAGATGGTGTAACCATGAAATCCGTCAAAAAAATGTATGAAGACATGATGACGGAACCAGCAAAACCGTCTCTTGGTCACACCAGCAAAAAAATGGACATGGCCGACAAGATGTTTGACTACTCTAGCAAGCCAAAGAAGATGGCTGCTGGAGGGTACGTCAAAGCTGCTGACGGTTGCGCCAAGCGCGGCAAGACCAAGGGGCGATTCGTATGATGGCCTCGCGTGGCATGGGCGCTATCCGGCAATCCAAGATGCCCAAGGGTGTTAAGAAACCCCGCCGGGACGACACGGACTTCACTCAGTACGCTGAGGGCGGGAAAGTCAATGCGGCCGGCAACTACACCAAGCCGGGTATGCGCAAGTCGCTGTTTGAGTCGATCAAGTCCCGTGCGGTGCAAGGCACGGGTGCAGGTCAGTGGTCAGCCCGCAAGGCACAGCTTCTGGCCAAGCAATACAAGGCCCGTGGGGGTGGGTACAAGTGAAAGACCCACAGCAGTCGCTCAAGGACTGGACCGCGCAAAAATGGCGCACTAAGTCCGGTAAACCGTCATCTAAGACGGGGGAGCGGTATCTGCCTGAGTCTGCCATCAAAGCCCTGACCCCTGCTGAGTATGCCGCTACAACCCGCGCAAAGCGGGCTGGCAAGAAGGCCGGGAAACAGTTTGTGAAGCAGCCGCCCAAGGTGGCAGCAAAGACGGCGAGGTACCGGTGATGGCTGAAAAATGGATTCAAAAAGCGATCAAGAAACCAGGGGCTCTGCGCTCCGCGCTTGGTGTGAAAGAAGGCAAAACCATCCCGACTGGGAAGTTGGCCAAAGCCGCAAAAGCTCCAGGCAAGATGGGACAACGCGCTCGACTGGCGCAGACCCTGAAAAAACTGGGGAAGTAAATGGCCACCACATCCGGGTCATCCGCATTTAACCTCGATCTGACTGAGATCGTTGAGGAAGCGTTTGAGCGCGTGGGCTCGGAGCTGCGCACTGGCTACGATCTGAAGACGGCTCGCCGGTCCCTGAACCTGATGTTTACGGAATGGGCCAATCGCGGCGTCAACATGTGGACGTTTGAGCAGGGCACCATTCCATTTATCCAGGGGCTCAACACCTACACGCTGCCCAACGACACCGTTGACCTGTTGGAGCATGTGATCCGCACTCAGCCTAACCAGCAGTCCAATCAGGCAGATCTGTCCATCACGCGTATTAGTGTTTCTACCTATGCGACGATCCCCAACAAACTGACCCAGGCTCGCCCGATCCAAGTTTGGATCCAGCGCCTGGATGGTCAAGTGTCTCCCACGGGATACACATTTCAAAGCGCCAACATTGGGGCGCAGACCATAACGCTATCTGCAACCGCAGGCCTCCCGACCACTGGATATCTGAACATCGGTGCCGAGACCATCTATTACGGCTGGATCAACAACAGCACTCAGATTGGCGGCGTGTTCCGGGCTCAAAACGGCACTAGCCAGATTACCCCGTCCGTTGGCACTGCTGTGTACGTCAACAACATCCCGCGCATCACGGTCTGGCCAACGCCGGACCAGGGTGTCGTGGGCAATCCCTACTACCAGTTTGTCTACTGGCGCATGAGGCGAGTGCAAGATGCCGGCGGCGGTGTCAACGTCATGGATGTGCCGTTTAGGTTTATCCCCTGCATGACTGCTGGCCTTGCCTATCATCTTGCGCTCAAAGTTCCCGGTGGAATGGACAGGCTGTTGGTGCTTAAACAGCAGTATGACGAGGCATGGCAAGCAGCTTCCGATGAGGATAGAGAGAAAGCCGCCATCAGGTTTGTGCCGCGCAGGCAGTATATTTCTGGGGCATTCTGATGCCAAATAGGTTTTCCTCTGGAAAGTACTCTATCGCTCAATGCGATAGGTGCGGCTTCCGGTATAAGCTCAAGGAGCTGAAGACCTACACGCTGAAGACAAAAAATGTCAACATGCTGGTGTGCTCGACTTGCTGGGATCCGGATCATCCGCAGCTTCAGCTCGGCATGTATCCCGTTGAGGATCCGCAGGCCGTTCGCAATCCCAGGCCAGACCTCACTTATCGCCTGGGCGGAAACAACGGGCTTCAGATCTCAACTGTAAGCGGCACTGGTCTTAATGAAGACGGGACCGCAACGGGGGGAAGCAGGATCATCCAGTGGGGGTGGAACCCAGTGGGTGGAGCAAGTTTTTTTGATACCGCGTTGACACCAAATTCCTTGGTTTTAAACGTAAGTCTTGGTACAGTTACAACTGCAACGACATAAGGAGTCGATCATGATGGACGCAAAGAAAGCCGCAAAAACTGCCGTGCATAAGCACGAGAAAGCTATGCACCCAGGCAAGCCCATGACCAAGATGGCCAAGGGCGGCAAGACCAATGAGCAGATGCGCCAACTAGGCCGCAATCTGGCTAAGGTTGCGAATCAAAAAGTATCTTCGTTCAAATCTTCTCGCGGAGGCTGATATGGCAAAATTTAGCATGAAGGTGATGGGCAAAGAGATTGGCCCTGCTAGTTTGTATGCTCCTGTCCATGACATGAAGGGCAATGCTGGCGTTGACCTCAGCAGTGCTGGTTATGGCAAGGCCGTAAAAACAAACCCGATCAATGAAGTGAACATGTCGGTTGGCAATAACCACAGCGCCCAGTATCCTGCGCCCAAAACCAGCGGCATCAAAATCCGTGGCACTGGTGCTGCAACCAAAGGTGTGATGGCTAGGGGTCCGATGGCATGAACTACGCTGCCCTGTCTGCTGCAATTCAGGACTACACCCAGAACTACGAAACGGAGTTCGTGGCGAATATCCCTGTCTTCGTTCAACAGGCAGAGCAGCGCATTTACAACTCGGTTCAGTTCCCGTCTCTTCGCAAGAACGTCACGGGCTCGGTGTCTGCCAGCAACAAGTACCTGTCTTGTCCCAGTGATTTCCTGTCGGTCTATTCGCTGGCGGTCATCACGGGCGTGACAGGTGGCAACCTCAACACGGGGTCGTACGAGTACCTGCTCAACAAGGATGTGAACTTCATCCGGCAGGCATACCCGTCGCCAAACGACACTGGGACGCCCAAGTACTATGCGCTGTTTGGGCCAACAGTTTCTAGCGCAACCATCTCTGACGAGTTGAGCTTTATCCTCGGCCCGACACCTGATGCGGCCTATGATGTCGAGTTGCATTACTACTATTACCCTGAGTCAATCACGGTTGCCGCTGATGGCCAGACTTGGCTGGGCGACAACTTTGACACGGTGTTGTTGTACGGCTCCCTGGTGGAGGCTTACACGTTCATGAAGGGCGAGAACGACATGATGGCCTTGTACGACGGCAAGTACAAAGAAGCTCTTGCTCTGGCCAAACGTCTGGGTGATGGACTTGAGCGCAGCGATGCCTACAGGTCGGGTCAGTACCGCGCAGCCCCGCTGCCGCAGAATAACGGGGTGGCTTGATGGCGTTCGCAGGCAATTATTCTTGCAACACGCTGCGGTCTGGGCTTGCCAACGGCACGATCAACTTCGCCTCGGACACGTTCTATCTGGCGCTGTACACCAACTCAGCCACGCTGGATCAGACCACCACAGCGTACACTGTGACGGGCGAAGCCTCTGGTGGCAACTATGTCGCTGGAGGTCAGGTTGTGACCGCCACCATCGCAAGCCAAGACACAGCCAGCGGCAGCATCACGTACGTCAACTTCTCCTCTCCAGCATGGACGGGGGCGATTACAGCGCGTGGTGCATTGATCTACACGCCGGGTGACAACGGCGCTGTGTGCGTGTTGGACTTTGGGTCTGACAAAACCTCAACCACCACTTTCACCGTGCAGATGCCCGCCAACACGAGCACCTCTGCCCTAATCAGACTTGTTTAAGGACGCATCATGCAGAAAGAACTTTCCAACTTCGGTGACCATGCTGAAGTGACCATGCAGTCAAATGTGGCTGGCGCGGAGTCTGTTGGTATTGAGGGCCACTACCATGTGGTCTGCCGCGATGCCGATGGCAACATCAAGTGGGAAGAGCAGTTCCCCAATCTGGTCAACGCGGTTGGCAAAGAACTCATGCTTGACACGCTGCTGTCTGGCACTTCTTACACCACCGTTGGTCCGTTCCTGGGCTTGATTTCTGGCGCAAGCCCGACCTTTGCTGCGGCAGACACGATGGCTTCGCACGGCGGCTGGACGGAGTTCACCAACTACACCGTGGGCGGTTCGGCTGTTCGTGGCACGGCATCGTTTAGCGCAGCATCATCGACTGGC